GCTCGCGCAGCTGCTGGAGACGCGCCCCAACGAGCACATGACGGCGCAGGCCTTCCGGGAGACGCTCACCCTGCACGCCATGCTGTGGGGCGGCGGCTACGCCTGGAAGGCGCGCGACACCCAGGGCAAGGTCGGCGAGCTGTGGCCGCTGATGCCGGGCCAGTGCGTGCCGCGCTGGGAGACGGTGGACGGCGTGGCGGGCCAGCTCGTCTACGACGTGTGGTTCGACGAGGCCTGGAACGACGGCAGCGAGTGGCGCGCGGTCACCGTTACGCCTGACCGCGTCTTCCGCCTCTCCGGCCTGTCCTGGGATGGGGTTACCGGCATTAACCGCGTCACGCTGGCGCGCGAGGTGCTGGGGCTCACGAAACGCCTCACCGACGCGCAGGCCAAGTTCTACGGTACCGACCAGCGGCCGTCGGCGGTGCTCAGCTCCGCCGAGAAGGTAACTCCGGAGATCGTTGATCGTGTCCGGGCGAGTTGGCATAAGAGCTTCGGACCGGATGGCGAGGGCGGTATCGCAGTGCTCGCTGGGGGCTTCACCTATCAGCCGATGTCGATGTCGGCGAAGGATGCCGACACCATCGCGCTCTACCGCCTGATGATCGAGGAGTCCTGCCGCATCTTCCGGGTGCAGCCCTTGAAGGTGATGCACGCCACCGGCACCCAGAGCTACGCCTCCATCGAGCAGCTCAACTACGCGCACCTCACCGACACGCTGGAGCCGTGGTTGATCCGCTGGGAGCAGGCGGGCGAGCGCGACCTGCTGGCCGAGGTCGATAAGGAGCTCTACTGCAAGTTCAACCGCGCCGCCTACCTGCGCCCGCTGCTCAAGGACCGCTACGGCATCTACCAGGCCGCGCGCCAGCAGAACCTGATGACGGTCAACGAGATCCGCGACCTGGAGGAGATGGCGCCCGACGACGATCCGCGCGCCGACGACCTGTTCGCGCCGATCGGCACGAATCCGGCGCCCGCCTCCGGCAGGACCCCGGCGCCAGTACAGGGTTCAGGGTCCAGGGATCAGGGGTCAGGAAGCAAGCCGGAGTCGGAGCCGGAGGACGAGGCCAAGAGCTGGTTTCTGCGGCGCTGGCTCGAAGGGAGGACGTGATGCCCCGTGACACCACCCATGGCACCACCATGACCGAGACGCGGGCGCCCTATGCGTCCAAGGCGATCAGCGTCAAGGCCGAGGACGTGCGCGACGACGGAACGTTTGCCGGCTACGGCAGCGTGTTCAACGTCGAGGATGCCGGCTTCGACATCGTGCTGCCCGGCGCGTTCGCCGCCTCGCTCGCCGAGCACCGCAAGGCCGGGTCCATGCCCAAGCTGCTCTGGCAGCACGACCCGTGGGAGCCGATCGGCATCTGGACCGAGATGCGCGAGGACAGCCGCGGCCTCTACTGCGAGGGCAAGCTGCTCACCGATATCGAGCTGGGGCGCAAGGCGCACGTGCTGCTCAAGAACCGCGCCATCGACGGCCTCTCCATCGGCTACGACTGCCAGGAGTGGGAGATTGAGGAAGGCGAGGCGGCCCCGCCGCCGGCCGGCGGCCCCATGGGGGCCTACTGGTGCGGTCCCCAGGTGCGCCGCCTCAAGAAGATCAACCTGTGGGAGGTGAGCGTCGTCACCTTCCCCATGAACACCGAGGCACGCGTCTCCACCGTGAAGCGCGGGGCGCCCGAGGTGCCGCTCGGCAACCGCGGGCTCTATCGGGCGCTCGACGATGTGGCGCGCATCGCCCGCCAGGTGAACCGGGCGATCTGAGACCCACACCAGCCTGACAGGCGAGACAGTCAAGAGCCGGCGGCTACGGGAGTGATCCTTCCCGCCCGCTGCCGACTGTCTCGGCTGAGTTCGCGTCAAACCCCGCCAGAGAGAGGCAAAACCATGAACGACTACGACGACGAGATGCCCGCTGTCGGCGGGGACAACCTCGACCAGCTGATCGAGGAGATGGAGACCGGCGCCGCGGCGCTGGAGACGAAGGCGCTCGGCGCGCCCACGGCCCGGCGCGCGGCCCCAGGCCGGCCCGGCGCCGCGCCCCAGGGCGATGCCATCAAGCAGGCCGTGATCGAGATCGGCAAGGAGGTGATCTCGATCGGCCAGAAGGTCAATGACATGAAGGCCGCGCAGGCCACCGCGCAGGCCAGGGGCAGCCTGCCGGCGCGGCCCGCCGCCCGCGATCCGGCCCGCGCTCCCTCGCGGATGCTCTCGCGCCAGGGCGACGACCCGGCCAGCCTGAAGGGCGCGCACGAGCGCAAGATGCGCGCGTGGCAGATCTACCAGGACCTGTTGGCGCGTCAGCGCAAGGAGGCGCGCGGCGGGCGCGGGAGCGACCCGCTCACGACCGCCTCGCTGGGTCGGCTCGACGATGTGCTCGACCGCATGAGTGCGCTGGAGCGGCGCCTCTCGATTGCCGAGGTGAAGCGCGACCGGCCGCCCGGTCTGGGCGGCCGTGGCGGCTTCTTGCATAGCGGCGGGCCGCTGGCTCCGGGCGCGCTCGCTGGCCCCAAGGAGATGGCCGCGCACTACAAGGCGGCCGTGCTCCACTGGATGCGCACCGGCCAGGAGACCTTCAAGGGCGAGGCGCTGCCCGACATCCAGCGGCGCGCCATGGCCATGAAGGCGCTCAACACCGAGCTCAACCCCGACGGCGGCTACGTCGTGCTGTCGGAGCGCGAGTCCTCGCCGCTCGAGGCCTTCTTGCTCGAGCTGTCGATGATGCGCCAGCGCGCCACGGTCCGCACCATTACCACCAACGAGCTGGTGCGGCCCGTCAACAAGCGCGGCGCCGACGCCGGCTGGGTGGCGGAGCGCGGCGCGCGCCCCGAGACCGAGAGCCCGACCCTGGCGCAGGACCGCTTCCCGGTCATGGAGCTCTATGCCATGCCGGCGGCGACCCAGACGCTGCTCGACGATTCCGCAATCGACATCGAGTCGTGGCTCGCCCAGGAGGTTGTGGACGCCATGGCGCTGCAGGAGAGCCCGGCGTTCATGACGGGCACCGGCGGCACCCAGCCGCGCGGGCTGCTCAGCTACGACTTTGTGACCGACCACAGCACCTGGGATCACGGCAAGTTCCGGCTGGTGGAGACCGGCGTGTCTGGCGGGTTCCTGCCGCTGGCACCCACCGGCTCGCCGCCGACCACGCCAGACAGCGTGCTGTACGACGTGGTCTATTCGCTGAAGGCGGGCCACCGGCAGAACGCCACCTGGCTCCTCAATCGCTCGACCATCAGCGTCATCCGCAAGTTCAAGGACGCCAACGGGTTGCCGCTGTGGCAGCCCTCGACGCAGATGGGGCAGCCGGCCCAGCTGCTCGGCTTCGGCATCGACGAGGACGAGTACATGCCCGACATCGGCGCCGATACGGTGGCGATCGGGTTCGGCGACTGGAAGCGCACCTACCTGATCGTCGACCGCATCGGCGTGCGGGTGCTGCGCGACCCCTACACCCAGAAGCCGTTCATCCTGTTCTACACGACCAAGCGGGTCGGCGGCGGGGTGCAGTACTTCGACGCGGCGATCTTCCTGCGGTTCAGCGTCTAAGCGCTCACGCCGCGCACCGCGGCGCCACGCTTCGCGTGACGCCGCTGCGGCTCCGCGGGGGCGGCCGAAAGGCCGGGCGCCATTCGGTGCCTGGCTGCCGCCCTCTGCAGTCGCACTCCACCCCAACACCCTCGCTCTTTCGGAGACCACTGCCATGCAGGAAATCCACAGCAACCTGCGCGCGCGCCTCGTGCTTGGGCCCGTGTCGCTCTCGGCCGACAACTCGCCGGCCAACTTCAACCTCAAGGGCTTCAACGCCGCCATGCTGCTGATCGCCGTAGGCATCGGCGGCATCACCTTCACCAGCACCAACAAGATCGAGTTCAAGCTGCGCCATGGTGACACGACCACGGTGGGCGAGCACGCAGCCGTCGAGGACGATGATGTCGTGATCCTCCTGCCCGACGGCACCATGGGCACGGTCTCGTCCGGGGGAATCGTGCGCTCGCTGACTGCCGCGCACGCCTCGCCGACGGTCACCAAGATCGGCTACGTCGGCAACAAGCAGAACATCTCGCTGCTCGCCGACTTCGGCGGCACCCACACCGCCGGCTCGCCGGCAGCGCCGTCGCCCACGCCGATCATGGCGATGCTGGTGGAAGGCAAGCCGCACCACGCCCCCGTCGGCGTGTAGGGCGCAGGGGTCAGACCCTGCGGGTCTGACCCCATGGCACCAGCCTGAAACGGAGCAAGGGAATCGCCATGAAAGCCGTGGTCACCAGGACGTTCAAGGGCCGCAAGGCCAACTCGCAGCTGTGCGTCACCTACAAGCCGGGCGACATCATCGAGGACGAGCGCGTGGCGCGCCAGGCCATCGCCGCCGGCAACGCCGCGCCGGCGCACGGCGACCACAACGCCAAGCGCGGCCCCGGCAAGACCCCGCCTGCCAACAAGGCCGAGGCCGGGCCGTCGGAGACCAAGGCCGTCGCTGGGCCGTCCGATCCTGAGCCTCCGTCACGGCCGGATACACCGCCTGCGCCGCCGCCACGGCCGGATACGCCGCCTCCGCCACCGCCTCCGCCCCGCCGCCGCGGCTAGGCGGCCAGCAGCGTGCGCGACGATTTCTGAGAGGAGGCCTCCAGTGAGCCCGGCCTGCCCCTGCTGCGGCAGCATCGCCGTCGTGAAGCTCGACCGGCGCGCGGCCTGCACCAACCCGCGCTGCGCCGACAACGGCATCATCAAGCCCGCGCACCTGTTCCGGCAGGAGGCGATCCGGGTGCCGCCCCAGGATCCGCGCAGGGTGGCCGTGGCCGGCGGTCGCCGCGTCATGCCCGTGCTGTTCGAAGACTAGCCCACGGCCCGCGCCCCTATGCTCCTGCAGCTCATCACCGCGCCGGCCGTGGAGCCCGTCACGCTGCCCGAGGCCAAGGCGCACCTCAGGGTGCTGCACTCGGCCGAGGACACGCTCATCGAGGGCCTCGTCAAGGCCGCGCGCATCCACATCGAGGCCACCACCGGGCGCGCGCTCGTCACCCAGACGTGGGACTTCTGGCTGCCGGCGTTCCCGGTGTCGGGCGTGGTCGAGCTGCCCAAGCCGCCGCTGCAGACGGTCACCTGGGTCAAGTATCGCGACCTCGACGGCGTCGAGCAGACGCTCGATGCCGCCGACTACCTGGTAGTGGCGCCCGGCCTGATCGGCACCGTCGAGCTGGCCCCGGACGCCGACTGGCCCGCCACCCAGACGCGCCAGCAGGCCATCGCCGTGCGCTTCGTGGCGGGCTACGGCGCCGCGGCCGACAGCGTGCCGGCGGACCTGCGCGCCGCGCTCCTGCTGATGGCCGAGCACCTCTACTACAACCGCGGCGCCGTCACGGCCGAGAACCTCAAGGCGACGCCGATGGGCGTCGATGCCCTGCTCGGCCCGCACCGCACCTTCGGGTGGGGCCCGTCGCAGCTGGTGCACGAGTAGCTGCATGCCCGGCTCCGGCCTCAAGTCCGAGCTGATCGCCATCGAGCGCTACGTCACGACGCCGGACGGCGGCGGCGGGGTATCGCGCGAGTGGACCCAGGTGGCCGAGATGTGGGCGCAGGTCCAGTGGATCGGCGGCGGGGAATCGGACCGCCAGGGCGCCCT